ATCCTTTGTGATGCGCTTGATCTGCACATCATGGACCATGGCGGGTGGCGCCATAACCGGCTGGCCCGTCATGGGGTCCACAGTGCTGATCTGCATTTCGTCAATTTCGGGGTCAGGGTAAGACGTAATGATCTTGACCTCACCACCAGGCTCTTGCATCAGCATCTCTAGGGTCTGGTCATCCAGACCCGTGTACTCTTCAATCCGGACCTTCTCTTCGTCTTCCCACCAGAATTTCGCTATGCCGCATTTCCTGACCAGTGCATCCTTAAAAATTGCATAGCTCGTCAAAAACCCGTTGTTGTCATTCTGGAAAACATAGTTGGCATAGTCGGTCGCCTGCTGGGCCATCTTCACATCTTCTGGTCCACGGGGGGCAAACTCGACCACATTCTCAGAATTAAAGAAAACGCGCATCAGGCTTGGCAGCATGGCCGAGACAGTGTCTCGCACTTCCATGGCCACCACCTTGCTGTTGCCTTCGACCTCATTGCCGAATAAATCACCGCGATAGTATTCAGTCCCTTTGGCGCGTGTGGGGGACAGATCACTGTCCACATAGCTCACCGCATCGGTCAGGTCTTGCGTGACAATGGCTTGCAGCTCTGCATCATCCATTGGCTGCTGTGCTGCAATGTCGGTGGATAAGTTATCGGTGATGTTTTCAATCATGGCTTGACCTTTGTAAGAACCACATACATGGAGTCTACAGCCCTTGGGGTGCGCATAAGTTCGTCTTGTGGCGATGCTAGTGCCTCTCCCACCTTTGACCGACGCATTTCCAGTGTTGTCAGCTCAAACCGATCTGGCCAGCCCAAGTACCAGTGCCAATCGGTGTAATACTTCCAAGAATTCTCGTTAAATGCCCTGACATGGGTTGGGTCTTGCCAAGCGCCAAGACTCAGGTCATAAGGCACATTGATGCGCATCTCACCGCCCACCTTCAGCAGCTCTTTGCAGTTGGTCATGGCATCGACCAGATTGGGGATGTGTTCCAGCACATCATTGGCCAGAATCACCTCAAACATTCCTGGAACGATTTCAAGCTGCCCAAACCTAGTCTCTAACGTGTCGCCCCACTTGACCTTGCTGATATCGATCAGCCAGTCAGGATTCTTGCTGGCCTGTATATCTGCATTCAGATACTCAGCGCACCAGTCTTTGCCAGAGCCTAGATTAAGAATCAAACCAGGCACTCGCATAACTTGGCCTGTTTTCTCTCAACCATGGCAGCGCATCCTCATGCAGTTTTTGCGCATTAAAGCCAATGGTGTTTGAGCCAATGTGGTGGACATAGCTGGCTGACACATAGTGGCCATAGCCTTTTTGGATTAAGTCCATACAATGCACATCGTCACTGTACCAATTCAGAGGGGGAAACTTTGCCTCCCCAAATGCATCACTTGATATCCATGCAAATATGGGGCTGACCTCTTGGACCAGTTTGATGTGGGCCTCAGACGGGAATTTGTAGAAGTTCAGCTTCTCAGGCTGGTCAGTGATCCGCACATTCTGACAAGGTCTGGCAGCGTCACACCTTGCTGCCACCCACCCAGCTTTATAGCTGTTCATGGTCCTGACAATGGCCACATCCTCCATCAGCACCTTCACGCTGGTGGGTGTCAGCACAATGTCGTCATTGGCCACAATGCATGAGGACCAGTCTTTCAGAGCCGCCTCAATGATCTCGTTGTAATCCTCGCCAAAGTTCCTTGGCTGGCCATAGATTTTGAAGTCTGCTTGGAAATTCTCAATCACCGACTCTGGGCCGCGCAAATAGACCGGACACTCTGGCGCGTATTGCTTGATGGATTCGAGCAGCACTGCCAGTCCATGGCCCCTGACAGTGGCAATGACAATCGGACAAATCATTTCTTGGCCTTGTTTCTGGCACTGATCGCAGCCGCCTTGGCTTTGGCATCAGCCTTGGAGCTTGCGCCCCATGCCTTGAGTGATAGCAGCAGCCGTGTCGGCTCACCACCCTTCATCTCAGGCCCAGGCATATTGCCCATGCGTGCCAAGAAGCTGGCGCGTCTGGGGTTATCGCCTGCCTTGACTGGCGCTTTAAGGTCCATGCCCTGCGCCTTCGCACTGGCCCGACCCTTGGCATTTAAGCCGCCAGTCGGGCTTTTGCCCTCTTTACGCTGCCAAGCTGGGGTCTTCATTTCTTTTTCACTGGCTTGGCGGTTTTAGCCGCCGCCTTAAAGTCTGAAGCGCTTGGAGCGCCCTTTGCCCCAGGCTTGCGCATTTTCTCTTTGCTGCCAGCAGCAATTCTTTCGCGTTTAGCATGAATGTTTGCATATAGCCCTTTCATTCCTCTTCTCCTTCATCTTCCATGTCTTCAGTCTCTTCACCCGTATTCGGGCCACCGACTACCCATGCATCGCAAGTTCTACTCGCTGCGCACTTGAAATCAAAGATTTCGCAGTAACCCAGATCGGCCAACTTGATTGTTCCCCATGGGTCTGCTTCCATGCCAATGCCTTGGGCAATGCACTGCTTGATGTTGTCAGACACGTTGAATGCCGCGCAGTTACCGCACAGAGACTGCTTTGCGTCATCCATGCTCACATCCCACTGGTCAGCCTTCTTGCGCCAGAAAGCCTCGTTTGGCAGCTTGGGATTCTCAGGACCATAGGCCGCGCTGGTGATTGCCTTGGCGCGGTTTTTTAGGTTGAGGGTAATATCTTGCGTGGGCATGGGGCAGTTCTCGCCTGCGCTCATGTCCTCGCCAGGCTCTTTGTCCATGACCTGATCCATGGTGCGTTTTAGAGTAGCCATTATTTTTTCGCCTTGTTCTTTGCTGTGCGCTGACCGCGCATGGGCATCTTTGCCTCAGACATGGCAATAGCCACCGCCTGCTTGGGGTTGGTCACAACCTTGCCAGTCCCACCGCTGTGGAGCTTGCCGGCCTTGTACTCACCCATGACCTTGCCGACCTTCTTTTGCGCTTTACTCATTGCCTTCATAGGTTTCCCCCATTGGTTTGTCAATACCCGAATTATGCAACCCGCGACAAGTTTCTGCGCAGGGGCTGAGACCATTTGCCGCTACCCGTTGACCCGTACATCCCAGAAATTGCATCACTTGCAAATGTCAGGACAAAGGCATCGGCCTTGTCTGGGCTGGGCAATCCTCGCCTCTTGATCTCGTCTTTCCCCTCAATGGCAATCTTGCCGTTTGAAGTGAATGAGTACCGCACTGTGGCCAGTTCAGCAATCAAGACCTCATCCTTTGGCATCTTGCAGTCTCTGGCCTCAAGCCACGCCCGTGCCTTGTACCAAAGTTCTGCTTTGAGATTTCTGTACGTTCCACCCATAGCTGGGGACTCGGACACATTGATCCCTCTGGCCGGCAGGCCCAGCTCTCTGAGCCGGTCTACCACCCCAGCGCCTAATCCAATGGAATCGACCAATATCTCTTTCGGCTGCTGACTCGGTGGCAGTGCCTGATACTCGGCCACCACCGCGCCAGTCAGTTGCATCAAGTCCAAGTTTTTCCATGTTCTGATCGCCTCAGTCACCGCATTCCCTTGGCGCTTGCATAGCGCTGATCTGTCACTTCCAAACCTTGCCACATCCAAGCCCCAGATCATGGGCGCATAGTCACTGGGCGCGACATCTCGATTCAATGCGCTCTCCAGCAAGTCCATGGCAATGACAGTGTCGTCATCCCCCTTGGGAAACTCACCCACCACCCTGATCCGGTAGACGTTGCTCTCCTCGCCATAGCGCATGGCCATCTCTTTGACGTACTCATCACTCACCCGTGGCGAGTCAGTGCAGGCCACTTGGAACGTGGTCCACTCATCAGCCAAGCGCGTATGCGTGTCGTAGAAAAAGCCTGATGACCTCACCGGATTCCCCAAAAGCAGCGTCACCGCGTTATGCCCAGACATCGAGCCAGCCGCGGCCTCGAACACTTGCTCTGGCACGCCAGATGCCTCATCGGCCACCAGCATCACGTTCTCTGAGTGAATTCCCTGCAAAGCCTCTGGCTGCTCGGCCCGACTTGTCCTGGCACTGATAAACATCTCAGTCGGTGCAGCATTGAATTCAATCCTCTCTTGCTTGACAGTCAACAATCCCTGCAATGGCAAAGGCATCGCATTGATCCAGCGCTTCAGCTCCGCAAACATCGCGTCATAAAGCTGGCTTGATGTCGGTGCTGTCACCACCACCTTGACGGGCGAGCGCGTCATAAAGTACCAGAGCATGGCCCAGCTGCTTGCCGTACTCTTTCCCACCCCGTGGCCACTCCTGACACTGATCTTCCTGTCCCCCCGCGCTATTGCCCCAAGAAACTTCACTTGCCATGGGTCAGGGTCAACCCCCAAAACCTCACGCACAAACAAAACCGGATCAGGCTGATACCGGTCCACCCACTGAGCAAAGACGTTTTCTTTCATGGGTGGATGGTCTCATAAATCTTCCACGCACTAGGACTCATCGCCCACTTGTGCGCTTGAAGTTCATCAGTCCTGACCAGTATCAGCAAGTGATACGTCATCGCTAAGTCAAACCTCTCCTCCTCAATCGCCTCCATCATCCGAATCTTCAAATCCAACAACATCACCGACAAGTGCAGCGCTGTCAATAAATCAGTCATGTCATCCTCGCTTGCTTTAAGTTCTGGCCAGTGATCCGGTTGGTCCAGCATGACGCACACAACCACCTCGTCGCACTCATCTCAACCCCACCCTCTGGCGGCTTCATCACAGCGCATTTATTACAAAGCTGTAATTTGTGGCCATGGCAGTTTCCATTGAGCCGGATGTGGTTGTTTACAAAATTACTTTTCATGTTCTTGCTGGACAGCTTCTGCCCTGGTTGCAGTTCCCATGGCATGGGGGACACTTCCGGTCAATAAAGTCATATTCACTCACCCATGTCCTCAGTACCAGCCCACAGGCCGGACCAGTGTCTGGTGTCTCTTGCTCTTCATTCTCTTTACCCAAATACTTCCATATTGCCCAAGCAATCACCAGCGCATTGAATATTAGTATTGAATAAATAATAATCATTGGGCTATTTTCTGCACTTCATTATTTTTATGGATTAACCATTTATCACCCAATATTCTTAATGCCTTGATATATTGTTTCTGATTATGTCTATTCGTGCTACGTGGCACATAATCGACATTAAATAATTGCCTGACTTTAGTTAATAACGTGATATTCATATTATCCCCACGATCTGGTTTATATCGACCCAAGTGTGCCAAACAATTGTGCCATCCAAGCTCATCAGCTTGCAGAAGATTTTTTTATCTCTAGACTCATCAGTGTCTAACACAATCCACTCCTGGTCATTGATCACCACTGTCGCCTGCTTTGATTTCATTCGTTTGCTCCGTTGTTTGTGGAGTAGAGATTGTGATCGGTTTTTGCGTTTTATGTCAACTACCTCAAAATTTTTTTAAAAAATTTTTTTTGTAGGTGTTTAGTGCCGCCACAGTCGCCCCCGCCAAGCCGGCCAAGGGGGGGTCGCGGCCACCGACCGCCAGCTGGCCGCCACCGACTTATCCACGGATTTTGGCCAACCTTATCCACAGATTTCTGTGCATAAGTAGGCTTGTAATACTTTGATGCACTTAATTCTGTGGATATCTACTTATCCACTTAACATAATGGTCGTTGTATAAAGTGACTGAATGCTTCGGTATTCATTTACTCAGAACTGTCTACCGATACGATGCTGCGCTTGCGCAGGGCATCGAGCGCCATGCTTCCAAGGTCGATGTTGACCAGTGGCTGCTGCTTGTCACCATACTCGTCTGGCGCCTGCTTTGAGGCCAGCCAGCGCCTTGTATCCACTCTCAGCTTGGCCACCTGTGCCTCTTGAGGGCTTGCGCTGTCTGCGATTTCTATCGTTTCCTCTGCTAAACTTCGGCCACCACGCGCCCGCGCACGCGCAAGGGCAGAAGCCCGCGCCTCGCCCCCTCTATCGATCCAGTCATAGAAAGCCGTGTGACTCACCTTCAACGACCGAGCTAAGCTAAGAATGGTCTCACCTTCGGAGAGTCTGTCTAAGATGGTAATTTCGCCACCAGCAGCGTGAATCTTCTTGTTGACATCAGTAGCTTCTTTGCGTGCGAGAGCTGCTTGCTCTTTGAGACCCATCTGCCTTTCGGCAATGTTGTCGGCCACTTCTGCAAGTGTTTGTGCTTTACGTTTTGGTTCAGCCATTCAGATACTCCTCAATTGTTTTGATTGCTTCGGCAGCTGATCTGGCGACCACTGACCGATAACCTTTTGCGTTTAACTGCAAATTTACATCACTTTGCTTGGCTGAGACCACACCGGCCTTGGTCTTCATTTCCACAAATAGCGCATGAAACCCGTTTTTAGCCTCCAGAACGCAAAGATCAGGCATCCCTGCCAATACCCCTTCA